TCACCATGCTACTTTGCTCCATCCTTTGCCTCGGTCGTCATGATAACGATCGGTTTGTTGTTGTGTTTTGTGACCAAGTAGTTTTTGTGTATCTAACCCCTGTTCTTTATACAGGCGTTCAGATAACGACCTTTGCTCATGGAATGTTGCAGGTGAACCTTTCCCCCAGTCAATTCCTGCTAAGTCCCTCGCTTTACTGAAATTCATCGTCAATGTGTTAGATTTAACCTGTGTTCCACGTTCAGCCTGTGAAGTCGTACGGGAAAAATGTACAAGGTATGGGCTGACTGCATAGTCACGGCAGCGGGCTACTACATCGCGTAAACTCCAGTTAATCGCATTGAGGTGAAGAGAAAGAGGAATTGCGATTTTGCTCCCGGTCTTTTCCTGAATGACGTGAAGATGATCCTCCCAAATATCACTAAATTTCATTTTGGATATATCTCCCAAACGCTGCCCAGTGACTAAAGCTAGGAGCATGGCATTTCCCATGTAACGATGAGTGGCGTCTGCGATATCGAATATTTTTTGCCATTCTTCCAGGCTGAGGCGTTGACGGGTAATTTTTCTTCTTGGTTGTTTAGTGGCTAATGCTGGGTTATAGCCAGGCGGAACTTCGCCGTAATGCTGTGCTTCCTTAAACACATCGATCAATACAGACCTTACGACTTGGGCCATTCTCGGCTGTCCCGCAGAGATATACTCTTCAAGCAATTGTGCTATATCTCTGACATCAACGGCTGAGATCAACTTCATTCCTGCTCGTTCCCTGAGCAAGGATACTGGTTTAGCTTTTTGCTTATAGGTGTTGAGTCTTATATCACCACTTTTGAGCCTGTCATCCTGGATCGCTTGATAGCGATCTAACCAGGTTGACGTTGTTATCGCTTTTCCTTTACTGGTTGCGATCCTGTCACTGATGGCCAGAATCTGCCGGGTTCTTTGTTCAGCCAGGCGCGTATTGGCTTCAGTGGCAATAGCGATAGCTTCAGCTTCGTTTGTTCCCAAAGCATGGAATTTCCCTGTTATTGGATGCTTATACCGCCAATAGACTTTATTTACCTTCCTACTATAAAGCGGATATAAGTTAGGGACTGAAACATTATTCTTACGCGGTCTGGCTGCCATCAATCAAAATCCGTTGCAAAAGTAATGAGTTATTTTTCTTAATTACTGGCGTTACCAGCTCTCCAACTAACTCGGCGTCCTCGCGCACTCGCCATAACCGACCTTGTTTCATTGCCGGTGGACAAAACAAATTCTGCTTAGCATAACGACGCAATGTGGAAACGCTTGGAGGATTACTTCTGTATTTTTCAGAAGCCCATTCTTCAAGAGTTAACATTTGAAGCATATGCGATCACCTTATTACTTCACTAACTGTTCAGTCTCTGCATATCGACCCTGCACGGTCGGTTAGTTTCTCCACAAAACAGAGAAGAACACCTGCGGTGGCAGCAGCCCGGATGGATTGGGTTATGAGCCCGTCGTCCGATGATGCTCTTCTCTGTTTTGTAAAAAGGACGGTACCAGCCGGAAGCAAGGGTACAAGCTGGTACCGCCAAGACTACACACAGCATAAAGTTGTGGTGCCGGGTGCCTCCCGGTGCCTGGCGAAGGTTGTACACCAGACGGGTGGGTATCCACAGAAGGTCGACTGTCAGCCTCAACCTTAACCCGCGTGCGCTGAGCCGCATTCACCACAACGCTAAGGATTCTCTCTGGTTGAAAATACTTAGCTGTTATGTGCCTGCTTTTAGCCACATCAGGCGAGGTGGACCTGGTTATTCCCCAACAACAAGGATTCGGTTAATCTGGTTATCCCCAACAACGCAAAAGGAAAAGAAATGTCCGGTAATATCTATACGCTGTACAAATCCCACTGTGAAAATGTTGGAAAGTATCGGGGCATTGAAATCAGTGGGGTAGTGTCATCAGTCGAAATAAGCAAAGTGGAATCAAGGGCAACATTACTTACTCTTCTGGACCTTGTCTTACATGAGCACCGGAAGAAATTCGGCACTCCCTATAATCAGTTGAATGGGAAAAAGGCTCTGGTTCACCTTATTCTGATGAAGCATCACTGGATGCCAAAACAGATTAATGAGATGAAATTTGATGAACTTCTTCTTTCAATTCAGGATGAACTCACACTTGATAAAATAAGCGTAACCGCCCAGAAATTTTTAGATTATCGAGACTGGAGATCACAAATTCATCACTTTGATGATTTTGATGAAAATGAATGGGATCCTAATTTGTCTGCACAATATCTAAAGTAGCATCCCGTGATAAAACCGTGATTTCCTGATCCAGTTTTTTTAAGGAGTCTATTGTTTCCTGTCGATAAGACAGCAATTCACGAAGCTGGTTTATAGCTGCCAGCTTCTTTGTCATCCACTCGTAAATTTCCTCATTTGTGTATCCGGGCGCGACGATTTTTGGTTCTGTTTTGTGCATTTCACACCTCCTCAAGTTATCAGTTACTTGTTGATGGGGACCAGATTGTTAAAGAGCTAAGCGTCCTGTAGGGCGCTTTTTTGTTGCTAACGAATCATCCTGGACTTCATATGCCCCAGGCGGCTACTTCGTGGGCGTCCTGCCTGTTCGTTGTTTCTCTTGGGTACATTATGTATCTCATGGGTACATTGTCAAGTATGAAAAAACCTGCCGAAGCAGGTTCATAGACATTGATTAGGCTTTGATTTTGTATCTTCTTGGTTTTCCTGAGAAAATCACTGTACCAATTATAGAGCAATTACCGTTGATTTTAATGTAAGGCTCAGGCCAATTTGGGTTTAACGCTTTGAGATAACGCTGTGTCCCATCTTCTATCAACCTTTTGAAGGTGGTTTCACCTGTATCGTGCATCAGTGCAATAACGTCGTCACCGTGGCAGGCAGGTACTTCAGGATCGACAAAAATCATGTCTCCCGGGCGGTACTCATCAATCATTGAATCACCTATCACCCGCAAGATATAAGTCATTTCCCCACAGGGTACAGGGCAGGGATACGTTTCTGCTGTGCTCAAATCAACCTCAGAATATCCAACTTCTTTCCATGCTCCGGCCTGTACCCATGATATGACAGGGACTAATGTGATTTGTTTATTAGTGATTGAAACATCAGGTTTTTTTGTGATGTTCGTTGTCTGGTGTTCTTGATCGAGCCATCCGACAGGCAGGTCGAAACATTTTTCGATGTGTCGTGCCATGCTGTCACCGATATTTTTAGTAGCACCATCTCCCATAAACCTGCTGGTCTGGGTTGGCTCGCGATCAATCATAGTGGCAAAGGAAGAATTCCCGCCAACACCATCTCTCAGTTTTCTGGCGTTAGACCGCCGGATGTCATGGATTGTTTTCATAACGAAATTAAAACCCTTGTACCGTTAAGGTACAAGTATCTTGAAGGTTCATTTCAATCATGTAATATGTACACCGGAGGTACATATTGTATGAAAGCGTATTGGGACTCTTTAACCAAAGAACAGCAGGACGAGTTGGCCGGAAAAGTTGGCTCAACACCTGGCTACTTACGGCTGGTTTTCAATGGCTATAAAAAAGCCAGTTTTGTGCTGGCTAAAAAACTTGAGCAATGCACGTCAGGTGCAATTACGAAATCTGACTTAAGACCGGATATCTATCCGAAAGATTAGCAGAACACTTTCAATTTTTAACCACAGAACGATGAGGCTAATCGTGGGTAAGCATCACTGGAAAATAGAAAAACAGCCTGAGTGGTACGTGAAAGCTGTCAGAAAAACTATCGCGGCGTTGCCGGGTGGTTACGCTGAAGCGGCTGACTGGCTGGATGTAACAGAGAACGCTTTATTCAACCGCCTTCGTGCAGATGGCGATCAGATTTTTCCGCTGGGATGGGCAATGGTTTTACAGCGTGCTGGTGGCACTCACTTCATTGCTGATGCTGTGGCGCAGTCTGCAAATGGCGTATTTGTGTCTCTTCCTGACGTCGAGGATGTGGACAACGCCGATATTAACCAGCGTCTGCTGGAAGTCATTGAACAGATCGGCAGTTATTCAAAACAGATTCGTTCAGCAATCGAAGACGGTGTAGTGGAACCGCATGAGAAGACAGCAATTAACGACGAGCTGTATCTCTCAATTTCGAAGCTGCAGGAGCATGCAGCACTGGTCTACAAAATCTTTTGCATTTCAGAAAGTAATGACGCCCGCGAGTGTGCAGCTCCGGGCGCCGTGGCGTGTCGTGACTGTGGAGAAACTAACGCATGAACAGTTTAACAACACACTACCGTCGCTCGCAACTGATTGCGCTTCCTGTACCGGGTGGAAAAGCGAAGGTGGAGTATTGCTATGCAGTAAATGTACCAGGTGACAGGGAAATTGTAACCCACAGCTTTGCTGAGTGGGCTGTGGGTGATTTCAACCGGCAGAAGGAGACAGTCCTTTGCGACAAGTTAACCGCTGGTTCAAAGATCACTACGGAGTGCCCGTCAGAGTCATTCGTTGGGAACCGGAAACACAACGTGTTATCTACCTCCGCGAAGGCTATGAGCATGAGTGCTTCAGCCCGCTCGAACAGTTTCGTCGTAAATTCAGGGAAATAGAGGTCGGTCATGAGCACTAAATTAACCGGCTATGTATGGGATGGTTGTGCTGCATCAGGCATGAAATTATCCAGCGTGGCAATTATGGCCCGCCTGGCTGATTTCAGTAATGACGAAGGTGTGTGCTGGCCATCAATTGAAACCATTGCCCGCCAGATTGGCGCGGGGATGAGTACCGTCAGAACGGCTATCGCACGGCTGGAAGCAGAAGGCTGGTTAACGCGTAGGGCGCGTCGCCAGGGTAACCGCAATGCGTCGAATGTTTATCAGCTTAACGTTGCGAAGCTTCAGGCAGCGGCATTTTCTCAACTGTCAGATTCTGACCCGTCAAAATCTGACGCATCAAAATCTGACCCGTCAAAATTTGATGCGTCGAAATCTGGCAAAAAAGCGGGTTTTCACCCGTCAGAATCTGGTGGGGATCCGTCAGTAAAATCAAAACATGATCCGTCAGATAAAAAAACTTCTCGTCCGGACGCTTCGCAACCGGACACGCAGACGGCTGAACAGGATTTTTTAACTCGCCATCCTGATGCGGTTGTATTCAGCCCTAAAAAGCGCCAGTGGGGGACGCAGGATGATTTGACCTGCGCACAGTGGCTCTGGAAAAAAATCATCGCCCTGTACGAGCATGCCGCCGAATGTGACGGCGAGGTGGTTCGTCCCAAAGAACCGAACTGGACAGCCTGGGCAAACGAAATTCGCCTGATGTGTGTGCAGGATGGTCGTACTCATAAACAAATCTGCGAGATGTACAGCCGCGTCAGTCGCGATCCGTTCTGGTGCCGTAACGTGCTCAGCCCGTCGAAGCTGCGGGAAAAATGGGATGAGCTTTCCCTGCGCTTATCGCCGTCCGTCAGCACGTACACCGAAAAACGCGAAGACCCGTACTTCAAAGCCAGTTACGACAACGTGGACTACAGCCAGATCCCGGCAGGATTCAGGGGGTGATCATGAGTCTTTTGAATGACGTTCAGAAATTCATTGAAGCCCATCCGGGGTGTACTTCCGGAGACATTGCGGATGCTTTTGCAGGTTACTCACGACAGCGCGTTCTGCAGTCAGCAAGCAAGTTACGTCAGAGTGGGCGTGTGGCTCACCGTTGTGAAGGGGATACACGCAGACATTTCCCGCGGCTGACTGAGATACCGCAGGAGCCGGAACCGCAACCAGTTCGTGAATCCAGACCTGTGCGCAATTTCTATGTCGGCACTAACGATCCCCGGGTGATTTTGTGCCTGACCCGCCAGGCGGAAGAACTGGAGTCCAGGGGCTTATACCGTCGTGCTGCAACGGTGTGGATGGCGGCATTCCGTGAAAGCCACTCCCAGCAAGAGCGAAACAATTTTCTTGCGCGTCGTGAGCGGTGTTTACGGAAAAGCAGCAAGCGCGCTGTATCGGTTGAAGAGTGGTATCTGTCAGGGAATTACGTGGGGGCTTAATGACGACGTTAACTCAATGCCAGCAGCAGGTGCTGGATATGCTGATTTCTTACCAGAAAGAACGTGGCTTCCCGCCAACCAATCAGGAGGTGGCTACCATGCTGGGATACCGTTCAGTGAATGCAGCGGTGGAGCATCTTCGCGCACTGGAGAAAAAAGGCGTCATCACGATAAAGCGTGGCGTGGCCCGGGGCATCACGCTTCATACCGCGGTGAAGGACGACGACAGCGAGGTGGCCGGGATTATCCGCGCACTGCTTGCTGGTGAGGAAAACGCCAGGCTGCGTGCAGCCCACTGGTTACATGAGAGGGGGCTGAAAGTATGAAGCTGATTCTGCCTTTTCCACCCAGCGTGAACACCTACTGGCGACACCCCAACAAAGTGGCATTTGCTGGTAAGAGCCTGATAAGCGCGGCGGGGCGAAAATTCCAGAGTGCGGCGTGCACAGCAATAGTTGAGCAGTTACGTCGTCTGCCGAAACCAACGTCGGCACCTGCTTCAGTGGAGATCGTGTTGTTTCCTCCGGATAACCGGATCCGCGATCTGGACAACTATAACAAGGCGCTGTTTGACGCCCTGACCCACGCGGGTGTGTGGGAAGACGACAGCCAGGTGAAAAGAATGCTGGTGGAGTGGGGACCGGTTATCCCGGAAGGGAAGGTCGAGATCACTATCAGTAAGTACGAGAAAACGGCGGGTGCAGCCGCCTGATCAAGAGGAGAAACGAAGTATGAATAATCTGATGGTCATTGATGGTATTGAAGTTCGTCGTGATGCTTATGGGCGTTACAGCCTGAACGATCTGCACAGGGCTGCCGGTTCTCTGGATAAGCATAAGCCTGCATTCTGGCTCCGCAATGAGCAAACTGAACGTTTAATAAGCGAGTTGCAGATTTGCAACTCGGTCAATATAGAGCCAGTTAACGTTATTCGTGGCGGAAATAACCAGGGGACGTATGTCTGCAAAGAACTGGTGTATGCCTATGCAATGTGGATCAGCCCGTCATTCCATCTGAAGGTGATCCGTACTTTCGATATGGTAACCAGCGCATCGGAAAAATTATCCGGGCAGGCTGCTGACAAGATGCAGGCTGGCGTGATTCTGCTGGACTTTATGCGCCGGGAGTTAAACCTGTCTAACTCTTCAGTGCTTGGTGCCTGTCAGAAACTCCAGGAGGCTGTTGGCTTACCGAATCTGGCACCGCGCTATGCCATTGATGCTCCTGCTGACGCGCCTGATGGCTCAAGCCGTCCCACGCTGTCACTGAGTGCACTGCTGAAGCAGTATGGTATCCGCCTGACAGCTAATCAGGCATATCACCAGATGGTGAAGCTGGGGATCGTCGAGCAGCGCGAACGATACAGCCGTACCGCGATTAACAACATCAAAAAATTCTGGTCGCTGACAGCGAAAGGCTGCATGTTCGGCAAGAACATCACCAGTCCCGCAAATCCGCGCGAGACGCAGCCGCATTTCTTCGAATCCCGATTCCCTGAGCTGTTAAAGCTGCTCGATACCGTTCATTGAGGTGACCGTGAGAGCACTACTGACCCCTGAAATTGCCCCGCGTATGGGGATCGTATTGTTCAGGCCCGGTTCAGAGCTGATGCCCCTGTTTATGCAGGGGCGTGTACTGCTGGAGCCTGAGCCGGAGCATTATTCATCTTTCGCCAGTGGTGCCGTTCCCGCGGCATCACAACCGCTGGCGGATGATCCTGCCGTTCGGGCCGTGTTCCGCAATGAGGCAGTGATCCGTCGTGCTGGTGGCGTGGAATGTCTTGAAAGCTGGTTACTTCGTGAAAAAGGCTGCCAGTGGCCTCATTCCGACTGGCACAGCGAGAACATGACCACAATGCGACACGCGCCGGGCGCAATCCGTCTGTGCTGGCACTGCGATAATCAGTTACGTGATCAGTTCACGGAGCGGCTGGAATCAATGGCAACGGATAACTGTGCCCGTTGGGTGTTGTCTGTAGTCCGTCGGGATCTCGATTTTAATGATAACCATGCCGTGACAATGCCGGAACTGTGCTGGTGGCTGGTTCGTAATGACCTGGCGGATGCCTTACCGGAAAGCGCAGCCCGTAAGGCACTGAGATTACCGAAGTCTGTTTTGCCGTCTGTCACCCGGGAAAGTGACCTTGTGCCTTCGGTTCCTGCCACCAGCATTATCCAGGATAAAGCGAAAAAGGTGCTGGCGCTGAAAGTGGATCCGGAGTCGCCGGAGTCTTTTATGTTACGCCCCAAACGTCGTCGCTGGGTTAATGAACAGTACACGCGCTGGGTTAAGACGCAGCCGTGTGCATGTTGTGGAAAGCCAGCTGATGATCCGCATCATCTGATAGGCCATGGTCAGGGTGGAATGGGTACAAAAGCGCATGACCTTTTTGTGCTGCCTTTGTGCAGAAAACACCACGACGAACTGCATGCGGATACCGTGGCATTTGAAGAGAAGTATGGCTCCCAGCTGGAGCTGATATTTCGTTTTATCGATCGTGCGCTGGCAATTGGCGTGCTGGCCTGATTTTGTGGAGAAGGTTGATGCGTGATATGTATGAAGTATTGGACCGCTGGGGTGCATGGGCTGCAGCAGATAACAGTGGTGTGGACTGGCAGCCTGTTGCTGCAGGGTTTAAAGGTTTACTACCTCATGGAAAGAAAACACGCCAACAATGCGATGATGATGAAGGCATCATGATTGACAGCTGTGTTGCGCGATTGCGGAAATATAAGCCAGAAGAATATGAACTGATCATTGCTCACTTTGTTATCGGTATTTCACTCCGTTCAATAGCAAAGAAACGGAAATGCTCTGACGGGTCAATCAGAAAACAACTTCAAGCAGCAATAGGAGTGATTGAAGGTATTTTGTTGATTATTAAGCCCCTGTAGGGCTTAATAATTCATATGAATTCTGTTTCCGAGATAATATAATCCAAAGAAAGTTGATACTAAGAGTTGCCAAACGAGGAAAGTAAATACAACAGTATAAACCATTAAAACAATACTGTTTTGATAGACATTGATTAATGGTGAAAATATAGCATTAAGTATTATTATAACAATGCTTAATGCTGTTAAAAAAGAGAATAGCATGCAAAGAAATAATCGTCTGGTCAGAACCTCCTCTGAATTTACTACTTTTCCATTTTCTTTTGTTACTTTTATTTCAATAGAGGCATTTCTTTCATTGCTAATCAATGGTAAATCAATCTCAGCTCTATTGAAAGTTGCTATGGCGGCCAGAGCGGCAATATAAAACCCTGGTAGGTTAGAGATAAATGAAACGATTGATTTAATGAAACCATTGTCATCAAATAAATCTTTGACAGGGATTTTTAATAGAATGAAAAGTACTGCTGTGATAGAAGTAAGTAGAATTGGTGCTACCCAATCATATGCAGCTTTGCCGCTAATACCTTTAATAAAAAGATATCCAAACGGCTTGCCTAGATGAGAGAAAACTGAAAGTATTGGCATAATAACCTCACATCAAATCTATCATTTTCACAACAAACTCTAGTTCAATTTTAACATATGAATCCTTCAGGCGCGAATTAAAGTTATCGATAATGCTTTTCTTAATAAATGTTTTTTCTAAATTATTAAGATTGATGTTTGAGGTTTTGAAATCAACCTGCCTTGGTTTATTTGTTTCAGGATCTTGGAATTTAACCTTTAATTTATCATAACCACCATTCATTTTTTTATTGAAATGAGATGCTACATTTTTAATCCATCCAATAACATTGTCACCATGATTTGGAAGTAATTTTAATGTACTTTCAGTCGGAATGTAAGGTGAATTAACATCAGGAGCATTAATTGTTCCGAATTGATCCTTGACTAATATGACATCTGATAATCCTTTTTGGCTTATTTTATTAAAAAGCTCCTTGTCTAACATTCCTGTAAATTCAAATATTGGTTTGTATCGTATTTTTACTTCTTTTTTTGATGTTGCAGAAATAACGTTAGTTGGATGTTTTGCGGTAAATAAGTCTTCATTGTCTTTCGCCACTTCAAAGAGAATTTTGTCTAAAAAACTATTTAACCGGGCCGTAGATACACCTGGGGTAGATGTACAAATCATATCATAGGTTCTTTTATTTCCATTTAATGATATGACAACATAGGTAGAAACTTCATAGCCTTCACCTTGTTCATATTTTGGTTGGATTTCAACGCGTTCATTAGTATTTATATTTTTTACAACGGTAGTACTTCCATTTTTATCAACACTATTAATAAGAAGGACAATATGCGTGGGTGAGTTATCTGGAAGTAAAGGATAAAGTTGTACATCTTGGAGAGTAACTACAATATTCCCAGAATCATATGAATGAACGAGTCCCTTTTGTTTAACAATCAATGGGGCAAGCATGTACATTTCCGGAACAGGACATATACACTGGGCTTTTACCTCTTGTGTTGCCTTGGTTCTAAACTTTGTGTCAATGGTCAGACTATGATGAGTAACGAGTCTTTCGCTAGCATTTAATTTTGCCATGAAATCATCCGATTATGATTTTTCGATTTATTTGTTAATCTTACAAAAACGCTAACGCGTACGCAAAAATTATTGTATCGTGTTAAGAGTGGTTACTTCGCCACACAGCTTAAACCCGCCGTCGAGCGGGTTTTGTCGTTTCTGGGGCTGGGGATTCGTTGGTCCTGGTCTATTCCGCAGTTATCCATTGGTTCGGCTTCTTTGACGTTTCCGCTTCTAATTTGCTGTACATGATGTTCCCTCAATTTGCACCTGCTGTATCAGCGAGGTGAGAGATAACTACAAATGCCTCATAACCCAAATACCTGGCTGGAGTTGTTCCAGAGCTGGTGGCGTGGAGACACACCGCTGGGCGCAGTGATTATGTCGATCGTTATGGCTGGCTTGCGCATTGCCTATTTTGGCGGTGGTGGTGGCTGGAAACGAAAAACGCTCGAGATTTTGCTCTGTGGTGCTCTGACGCTGACTTTTGCATCCGCTCTTGAGTATGTCGGATGGCCTAAATCTCTTTCTGTTGCCATTGGTGGCGGCGTTGGGCTGATCGGGGTCGATGCTATTCGTGGGGCTGCAATGAGAGTAATCGGTAATAAGTTTGGTGGCTCTAAGGAGTAATTTATGCAGGTACTAAATTCCCAGCGTAAAGCTTTCCTCGATATGGTGGCATGGTCAGAAGGAACGGATAACGGGCGAAAACCGACACGTAACCACGGTTATGATGTTATTGTCGGTGGAGAACTCTTCACTGATTACTCCGATCACCCTCGCAAGCTTGTCACGCTAAACCCGAAACTCAAATCAACAGCTGCAGGCCGTTATCAACTTCTTTCGCGCTGGTGGGATGCTTACCGCAAGCAGTTAGGGCTGACAGACTTCTCTCCTAAAAGCCAGGATGCTGTTGCATTACAGCAGATTAAAGAGCGTGGCGCTTTACCGATGATTGATCGCGGCGATATTCGTCAGGCTATCGATCGTTGCAGCAATATCTGGGCGTCGTTACCTGGTGCAGGTTACGGTCAGTATGAACATAAAATCGGTGACCTGATTTCCCGGTTTAAAGAGGCTGGTGGGGTGGTAAATGAAGTTGAGCTATAAGCTGGTTATCGCTGCATTCTTCTTTACTGTCATCGGTTCTTTCATCTGGTCTGCCAACCACTACTACAGCAAATATCAGCACGAAAAGAAACGTGCTGATGAGGCTGTACAAAATGCTGAATCTGCAACAGCCATTACCCGTAACGTCCTGCAATCACTGCAAATCGTCAATACAGTTATAGAGGTTAACCAGCATGCAAAACAGCAGATCGCACTGGAGTCACAGAGAACCCAGAAAGATATCAAAGTGGCTGTTGCGGATGATGATTGTGCTGCACGCCTTGTGCCTGCTGCCGCTGCTGAGCGGTTGCGGAAGTACGCGGACAGTTTACGTACAAGTTCCGGCAGTACCACTCCCGACGAATCTGATCGCTGAAACCTCGCAACCAGTTATTCCTGAGCCGCTGACTTTTGAGGGCAGCCTAGATTTGAACGTTAGTCTGTTATCGGCGTTGGGTCAATGTAACCTTGACAAGGCTAGCATCAGACAGATTGAACAATCACGATTCTCACAATAGCGAGTTTTTATCATAAGAAAGGTGCTTTTCACTAAATCCCTGCATTTGAAGCTGAAGATGGAAAGAAACGCTACTGGGTATACTACTACTGGTCGCTTATTCTGAATCAGAAGAGAACGGCGTCCTTCAGCTCGAAGAGTCGGCTATAAACAGGCACTTTGGGTGCCTGTTAATGATTAGTCCTGCATGAATCTCTCTCTTTCTATTTCATAACCGTCGCTTTCTTCTCGGCAGTTTTGACATAAGAGATCTCCATAGTAACCTTGTAAGTTATAAGCTTCTTCTAGCTCATAGCCAGAGATAACCTTAGAGCAACCGTTATGGTGCCCGCCTGGATTTCTAACACCACCACATGGGTGAGAAAGGAAAGGTTGCAATACCCTCTTTTGCGGTGCAGAAAGACTATCAAATCCTTTGGTTACAGCTAACTTAGCGATTCCACTAACTTTGCCATCTTCATGATAAAATGCGTCACAATTAAGCATTGTATTGAGTAATGATTCTACTTCGTCAGACACTGGAAATACCTCTCTATAAACAAAAGTAATAGCTATCACACAAAGCTTAAGCACATAAACTAAAATAAATCAAAATGTTAATGATAATCGTATAGTAAAAAGAAAAGGCTGAAGTAGCCGAGAGGTAGCAATAGCAGGTTAAGGCAGGCACTTAGTAAGTGCCTGCCACTGGTTAGTAACAAGATGGTGTATTGTTGAATCTGTAAGAGAGGCGAACTATTTCAGAAACCCCTTTTCGGTTTAACAATCGCCTTATATTCTCTGGATTTTTGTAAATAAAAGGATTCCTTAGATCCTCGAACACTCCTCCTGCAATGCAAATCAAATATTCCAGATCTTCTTGTGTTGGTAAGGTTGAAAGTTTGTTATTTGCATTATTCATTTTACAGCTCCTAATTATTGCCGTTATTGGCGTGGTGCATGATAGGAAGTTTGTGATTTTTAACGGTAGCTGGGGCAAGCTTTTTGTGAATCCTATGCACATCATCAAATCGAGTTTTTCAATGCCACAACGAACCCCAAAAGCCTGCCGTGTTCGCGGCTGCCACCATACCACTACTGACCCGTCAGGCTACTGCGAAAGCCACAAAAGCGAAGGCTGGAAGCAATACAAGCCAGGCCAGTCCCGACACCAGCGCGGTTATGGTTCGAAATGGGATGTTATCCGTGAACGTGTGCTCAAGCGTGACAAAGGCCTGTGTCAGTTGTGCCTGCGTGCTGGTGTGGTGCGTGAGGCGAAGACCGTTGACCACATCATCCCTAAATCGCATGGCGGCACTGATGTCGACAGTAATCTGCAGAGTTTGTGCTGGCCGTGTCATAAGGCGAAGACGGCCCGTGAACGGCTAAAGTGATAATAATTCTCAACTGCCAGTGGGGAGGGGCGGGTCAAATCCCTGTGACCTGACGTCTTCCGGACTGCCCGCCCCATCGTTTTTTTATACCCGCGAAAAATGAAATTTAACCAGGAGTGCCGCATATGGCTGGAACGGCGGGGCGTTCCGGGCGTCGCCCCAAGCCAACGGCGCGCAAGGCGCTGGCCGGAAACCCCGGCAAGCGAGCCCTGAATAAAGATGAACCTGTTTTTACGCCCATCAAAGGTGTTGAGCCACCGGAGTGGTTCGCTGAAGAAGATCTCCCTCTCGCTACGATCATGTGGCAACTGACAACTAAAGAACTCTGCGGTCAGGGCCTGCTGTGCGTGACTGACCTCGCGGTGCTTGAGCGGTGGTGCGTGGCCTACGAGTTCTGGCGACGTGCCGTGAAAAATATTGCCAGACAGGGCAACACCATCATCGGTGCAATGGGCGGTATGGTCAAAAATCCGGAGCTGACCGCCAAAAAAGAACAGGAGTCCGAGATGAGCAGTACGGGGGCAATGCTCGGACTCGACCCCAGCAGCCGCCAGCGTCTGATTGGCCTGGCGGGGAAGAAGAAAGCCACTAACCCGTTTCTGAAAATCATCGAATCATGAGCCGGAAATCTTACCCCAACGTAAATGCTGCCAATCAGTATGCCCGGGATGTCGTGCGCGGAAAGATTGTGGCCTGCCAGTTTGTGATTCAGGCCTGCCAGCGCCATCTTGATGACCTAATGGCGGAAAAAAGTAAGTCGTTTCGTTACCGCTTCGACAAGGACCTGGCTGAACGGGCCGCCAAATTTATTCAGCTGTTGCCGCACACCAAGGGTGAGTGGGCATTTAAGAGGATGCCCATCACGCTGGAGCCGTGGCAGCTCTTTGTGATCTGCTGCGCGTTTGGCTGGGTCAATAAAGGCTCCCGGCTGCGCCGCTTCCGTGAGGTGTATACCGAAATCCCCCGTAAGAACGGCAAATCGGCAATCTCTGCCGGTGTCGCCCTGTATTGTTTTGCCTGTGATAACGAGTTCGGCGCGGAAGTGTATTCCGGTGCCACGACGGAGAAACAGGCATGGGAAGTCTTTCGTCCGGCAAGACTGATGTGTAAACGCACACCCATGCTGACGGAAGCGTTCGGGATTGAGGTTAACGCCTCAAACATGAACCGTCCGGAGGATGGTGCGCGTTTTGAACCGCTGATCGGTAACCCCGGTGATGGTTCATCACCCCACTGTGCGGTGGTGGATGAATATCACGAGCACGCCACAGATGCACTTTACACCACGATGCTTACCGGGATGGGGGCGCGACGTCAGCCACTGATGTGGGCTATCACTACCGCCGGGTACAACATTGAGGGGCCGTGCTACGACAAACGGCGGGAAGTCATCGAGATGCTCAACGGCTCGGTGCCTAACGATGAACTGTTCGGGATCATCTATACCGTTGATGAAGGTGACGACTGGACCGACCCGCAGGTGCTGGAAAAAGCTAACCCGAATATCGGGGTGTCGGTTTATCGCGAGTTTTTGTTAAGTCAGCAGCAGCGTGCGAAAAATAACGCCCGTCTGGCAAACGTCTTTAAAACAAAACACCTCAATATCTGGGTGTCGGCGCGTTCGGCGTATTTCAACCTGGTGAGCTGGCAGAGCTGCGAGGATAAATCACTGACCCTTGAGCAGTTCGAGGGGCAGCCGTGCATTCTGGCCTTTGACCTGGCGCGTAAGCTGGATATGAACAGCATGGCGCGACTTTATACCCGCGAGATTGACGGTAAAACGCATTACTACAGTGTGGCTCCGCGCTTCTGGGTACCGTATGACACGGTGTACAGCGTCGAGAAAAATGAAGATCGACGGACAGCCGAACGCTTTCAGAAATGGGTGGAAATGGGCGTTCTGACCGTTACCGATGGTGCGGAGGTGGATTATCGCTACATCCTCGAGGAGGCCAAAGCGGCGAACAAAATCAGCCCGGTCAGTGAGTCACCCATCGACCCCTTCGGGGCGACCGGGCTGTCGCATGACCTTGCTGATGAAGACCTGAACCCCATCACCATCATTCAGAACTACACCAACATGTCCGATCCGATGAAAGAACTGGAAGCGGCGATTGAATCGGGGCGCTTTCATCATGACGGCAATCCCATCATGACCTGGTGTATCGGCAACGTGGTCGGCAAAACCATTCCGGGTAACGATGATGTGGTGAAGCCCGTCAAAGAGCAGGCGGAAAACAAAATCGATGGTGCAGTTGCGCTGATTATGGCGGTTGGCAGAGCCATGCTGTACGAGAAAGAAGACACGTTGTCTGACCACATTGAGTCCTATGGGATCCGCTCGCTTTAACTGAGGTAATTATGATCATGCTGATTCTCGCGCCTCTGGTGGGCGTGCTGGGGGCGCTTTTGCTGGCGTATGGTGCCTGGCTGATTTATCCCCCGGCGGGGTTTGTTGTTGCCGGGGCGTTGTGCCTGTTCTGGTCGTGGCTGGTGGCGCGATATCTCGACCGTACACAGTCGTCTGTCGGCGGAGGTAAATAGTGTTCTTTTCGGGATTATTTCAACGAAAAAGTGACGCACCGGTGACCACGCCAGCAGAGCTGGCGGATGCTATCGGGTTGTCCTACGACACCTATACCGGAAAGCAGATCAGCAGCCAGCGGGCCATGCGACTGACGGCGGTTTTTTCCTGTGTCAGGGTGCTGGCGGAGTCGGTCGGGATGTTGCCCTGCAATCTGTATCACCTGAACGGCAGCCTTAAACAGAGAGCCACCGGCGAACGTCTGCATAAGCTGATCTCCACGCATCCCAATGGCTATATGACGCCGCAGGAGTTCTGGGAGCTGGTGGTCACCTGTCTGTGCCTGAGGGGAAACTTTTACGCCTACAAAGTGAAAGCATTTGGCGAAGTGGCTGAACTGCTGCCCGTCGATCCCGGCTGTGTGGTACCGAAGCTTAACAGTAGCTGGGAGCCGGTCTATCAGGTCACATTCCCGGACGGCTCAACGGATGTGCTGACCCAGGAGGATATCTGGCATGTGCGCACGCTGACGCTGGACGGTCTGGTGGGACTGAATCCCATCGCCTATGCCCGCGAGGCAATATCGCTGGCAGCAGCGACTGAAGAGCACGGTGCCAGACTGTTCAGCAATGGCGCGGTGACGTCCGGTGTGTTGCGTACAGAACAGACGCTGTCGGATCAGGCTTATGAGCGCCTGAAGAAAGATTTTGAGGAGCGTCACACCGGGCTTGGCAATGCTCACCGCCCGATGATCCTTGAGATGGGGCTGGACTGGAAGTCGATGGCATTGAACGCCGAGGACAGCCAGTTCCTGGAAACCCGCAAGTTTCAGCTTGAAGAAATCTGTCGTCTGTTCCGTGTGCCATTGCACATGGTGCAGAACACCGATCGCGCCACCTTCAACAATATCGAAGAGCTGGGGCTGGGATTTATCAACTATTCACTGGTGCCGTATCTGACCCGCATTGAGCAGCGGATCAACACCGGACTGGTACGAAAAAGTAAGCAGGGCATTTATTACGCCAAATTTAACGCCGGGGCGTTACTGCGCGGGGATATGAAGTCACGTTTTGAAGCCTACGCTACCGGGATCAACTGGGGCATTTACTCTCCCAATGACTGCCGCGACCTGGAAGATATGAATCCGCGTCCCGGTGGTGATGTCTATCTCACACCGATGAACATGACCACGAAACCCTCCGATGGCAGTAAAGCCGGTAAGCAGAAGGATAACGCCAATGCAGACGAAACAACGTCTTGATGTACCGCTGAGTCTGAAATCTGTCAGTGACTCCGGCGAGTTTGAAGGGTATGGCTCCGTCTTTGGTGTAAAGGACAGCCACGATGATGTGGTGATGTCCGGGGCATTTGCTGCTTCCCTGCGGGCGTGGAGTGACAGAAAAGCGTTACCTGCGCTGCTCTGGCAGCACCGCATGGATGAACCCATCGGTGTTTACACCGAAATGAAGGAAGACGATGTCGGGCTTTACGTCAGGGGACGGTTGCTCATTGATGATGATCCCCTCGCAAAACGCGCACATGCACACATGAAGGCCGGTTCGTTAACCGGCCTTTCTATTGGGTACGTCCTGAAAGACTGGGAATACGACCGGAGCAAAGAAGCCTTTCTGTTGAAAGAAATCGACCTCTGGGAAGTCAGTCTGGTGACGTTCCCGTCTAACGACGAGGCGCGGATCAGCAACGTCAAGAACGCGCTGGCCCGCGGGGAAATCCCCGAACAGAAAAAAATCGAAAGAGTCCTGCGTGATGTCGGACTCTCCCGTACCCAGGCCAAAGCATTCATGGCCGGGGGCTATGGCGCACTGTCCCTGCGCGACGCTGAGGATGTGGGCTCTGCACTGAATGCACTTAAAAATCTGAACTTCTAATCAGGAGAAATACGATGGCGGTTGATATTAAAGATGTGGAACAGGTCGCGCAGGAGCTGCAGCAGAAGTTTGACGACTTCAGGGCAAAGAACGACAAGCGCGTGGATGCGATTGAGCAGGAAAAAGGTAAACTTGCCGGGCAGGTGGAAACCCTGAACGGGAAACTCAGCGAGCTGGAAAATCTCAAAAGCGACCTTGAAAAAGAGCTGCTTGAGCTGAAACGTCCGGCAGGTGGTGCGCAAAATAAACTGGCCACAGAGCACAAAGAGGCGTTTGTGGGCTTTCTACGTAAAGGCCGTGAAGACGGTCTGCGCGATCTGGAGCGCAAGGCATTGCAGGTGGGCACCGATGAAGACGGTGGCTATGCCGTGCCGGAAGCACTGGATCGCAACATTCTCACCCTGCTGAAAGATGAAGTGGTGATGCGCCAGGAAGCCACGGTAATCACTGTTGGCGGTTCCGACTACAAAAAACTGGTGAATCTGGGCGGCACGGCTTCCGGATGGGTTGGCGAGACTGACGCGCGCTCCCAGACCGCCACCTCAAAACTGGGACTGATTGAACCTTTCATGGGGGAAATCTACGGTAACCCGCAGGCCACCCAGAAAATGCTGGATGATGCCTTTTTCAACGTGGAAGCATGGATCAACAGCGAGCTGGCAACCGAATTTGCCGAACAGGAAGAAATTGCCTTTACCACCGGCGATGGTACCAAGAAGCCGAAAGGGTTCCTGGCGTATGAATCCACTGATGAAACCGATAAGGTCCGGGCGTTCGGCAAACTTCAGCATATTGTATCCGGCGAAGCGACGGCGGTGACCGCAGACGCCATTATCAAACTGATTTACACGCTGCGTAAGGCACACCGCACTGGCGCGAAGTTCATGATGAACAACAACAGCCTGTTTGCCATCCGTCTGCTTAAAGACAGCGAGGGTAACTATCTGTGGCGTCCGGGGCTGGAACTGGGGCAGCCGTCCTCTCTGGCGGGTTACGGTATCGCTGAAAACGAACAGATGCCGGATATCGCCGCTGATGCGAAAGCCATTGCATTTGGTAACTTCAAACGGGGTTACACCATCGTTGACCGTATCGGCACCCGCATTCTGCGTGACCCGTACACCAATAAACCGTTTGTCGGTTTTTATACCACCAAGCGCACCGGCGGGATGCTGGTCGATTCGCAGGCCATCAAACTGCTGAAGATTGCAGCGGCGTAATCACTCAGGGGCGCGGAACCGCACCCCCTGTTCTGACGGGTGAAGAATCATGATCCTGAAACAAGATCTGAAATGGTCACCGGACGGTATGCGTGTTGAGGTCATTCGGGCCGGTGAGTATGACGACGGGGCGCTTCCTGCCCGGGTGCAGGAGATTGCACTTCAGGCCGGGTTAGCAGAGCGCGGAATCAGTGCAAAAAGCAGTAAAGCGGCAAAAGAGAAAAAAGCCACGACCAGTAAAGAGGGCTGAGTATGCTTCTGACAATGGAAGAGATTAAATCCCAACTCCGGCTGGATGAGGATTTCGATGCTGATGACCGTCATCTGCAACTGCTGGCCTGTGCGGCGCAAAAGCGGACGGAAACGTATCTGAACCGGAAGCTCTATGCACCGGATGAAACCATTCCGGACAGCGATCCGGACGGGCTGCACCTGCCGGATGATATTCGTCTGGGGATGCTGATGCTTATCAGCCATTTTTACGAAAATCGCTCGTCGGTTACGGAAGTGGAGAAACTCGACATGCCGCAGAGTTTTGGCTGGCTTGTCGGCCCGTACAGGTACTTTCCGCAATGAAAATTCGTCAGGCGCAGACCAGCGCAACCTACATTCTGCCGGACCCCGGTGAACTGAATAAACGCGTCCTGATCCGCCAGCGGGTGGATATGCCCGCGGATAACTTTGGCGTGGAGCCTCAATACCCGGTTGCGTTCCGGACATGGGCGAAGGTTGTCCAGACCAGTGCCACCACCTGGCAGGAAACCGCGCAGACCGGTGACGCCATCACCCATTACATCACCATTCGTTACCGCCGGGTGATCACCGCTGATTATGAGGTGGTCTGCGGTGACAGTGTGTACCGGGTGAAATGTCAGCGCGATCTGAACGGGGCACGGCGCTTTCTGCTGCTGGAGTGTACGGAGCTGGGCGAATGTAGGCAGAGTCACGGAGGCAACAATGACGACTTCCTTTTTGCACGTTGATTTTCAGCAGCCCGCGGAGATGCGCTTTAACCGCGCCCGTGTCCGGCGGGCGTTTGTCACGATTGGTCAGCGTCATATGCGTGATGCCCGTCGGCTGGTGATGCGCCGTGCGCGGTCGGCACCGGGTGAAAACCCCGGTTATCAGACCGGACGCCTGGCTCGTTCGATTGGTTACATGGTACCCAGAGCCAGTAAACATCGCCCTGGTTTTATGGCACGTATAGCCCCTAACCAGCGTAATGGAGAGGGAAACCGCCGTATCACCGGTGATTTTTATCCGGCTTTTTTGTTCTATGGCGTGAGGCGAGGTGCAAAGCGTCGTCGCAGCCATCATCGTGGTGCATCCGGTGGCAGCGGCTGGCGACTGGCTCCACGTAATAACTTCATGGTGGAAACGCTTGAAAAGAACCGCAGCTGGACACGCTATTTTCTGGCGCGGGAATTGCGTAAATCACTGAAGCCGGAGCGACGACACAGATGAAACTGACGCCTGTTATTGCTGCGCTGCGTGCCCGCTGCCCGTATTTTGAAAACCGGGTGGCAGGCGCGGCACAGTTCAAAAATCTGCCGGAGGTCGGAAAGCTGAGACTCCCGGCGGCGTATGTGGTACCGGGGGATGATTCTCCGGGAGAAAACAAAAGCCAGACCGACTACTGGCAGGAGCTGAAAGAGGGCTTCTCCGTGGTTGTCATACTGAGTAACGGTCGTGATGAGCGCGGTCAGTTTGCTTCGTATGATGTGGTGGACGATGTCCGGCAGATGCTCTTTAAGGCCCTGCTGGGCTGGAACCCGGAAGCGTGCGGTAACCCGATTAACTATGACGGCGGCACGCTGCTGGATCTGAATCGTCATGAGCTGATTTATCAGTTCGATTTTTCGATCATCAGCGAGCTGACCGAAGACGATACCCGCCAGCAGGATGATCTGAACAGTCTGGATGAACTGCAAACGCTGGCGATTGATGTTGATTATCTCGAGCCCGGTAACGGGCCTGACGGCGATATCGAACATCACACCGAAATAACCCTTCCTTCCTGAGGATCCTCATGTTTGTCAAACCTGTTAAAGGGCGGTCAGTTCCTGACCCTGCCCGCGGCGACCTTTTGCCCGCCGAAGGGCGAAATGTTGACGAGAACAACTACTGGCTGCGCCGTGAAGCAGCGGGTGATATCCGGCGCGTGAATAAAAAGGTGAATACCGATGACGATAAGCTTTAACACCATTCCGTCGAATACGCTGGTTCCGTTGTTTTATGCGGAAATGGATAACCAGGCGGCGAATACTGCACAGGACAGCGGAGCATCGCTGCTGATTGGTCATGCCAATAACGGTGCAGAGATTGTTGCCAACAGTCTGGTACTGATGCCGTCGGCAGACTATGCACGCCAGATTTGTGGTGCGGGAAGTCAGCTGGCGCGTATGGTCGAGGCTTATCGCCAGACTGACCCGTTTGGCGAGCTGTATGTGATTGCCGTTCCTGAATCCACAGGCGCGGCGGCAACGGTTACGCTGACGGTGACCGGGGAAGCAACCGAAAGCGGCACGGTGAATGTCTATGTGGGACGTACCCGCGTGCAGGCTCCGGTGACCAACGGCGATAACGTCACGACGATTGCCAGCAGTATCCAGGATGCCATCAATGCCGTTCCGACTCTGCCGTTTACAGCTTCATCTTCGGCTGGTGTTGTCACGCTGACCGCGCGTCATAAGGGGCTTTGCGGGAATGAAATTCCTGTCAGCCTCAATTACTACGGCTTCGGTGGGGGTGAAGTGCTGCCAGCGGGCGTACAGATTGCCGTGGCGACGGGGACCGCCGGAACGGGCGCTCCGGTTCTCACCGGCGCGGTGGCTGCAATGGCGGATGAGCCGTTTGATTATATCGGTCTGCCGTTCAACGACACGGCCTCCGTTAACACACTGGTGACCGAGATGAACGATACCAGCGGTCGCTGGAGCTATGCGCGTCAGCTGTATGGTCATGTGTATACGGCAAAGACCGGCACACTGTCAGAACTGGTGAACGCAGGTGACCAGTTTAACCAGCAGCACATCACCCTGGCGGGGTACGAAAAAGAGACCCAGACGCCTGCCGACGAGCTGGCGGCAAGCCGTACCGCCCGCGCAGCGGTGTTTATCCGCAACGATCCGGCACGTCCCACGCAGACCGGTGAGCTGGTGGGTATGCTGCCTGCGCCGAAGGGGAAACGGTTCACGATGACCGAGCAGCAGACCCTGCTGTCTCATGGCGTGGCAACGGCGTATGTCGAAAGCGGGGGGCTGCGCATTCAGCGTGATGTCACCACGTACAGGAAAAATGCTTACGGGGTTGCGGATAACAGCTACCTCGACAGCGAGACGCTGCATACCAGTGCGTATGTACTGCGCAAACTGAAATCCGTCATTACCAGTAAGTACGGGCGTCACAAGCTTGCCAGCGACGGTACCCGCTTTGGTCCCGGTCAGGCGATTGTCACCCCGGCGGTAATCAAAGGGGAACTGCTGGCAACCTACCGTCAGCTTGAGCGTGCGGGGATCGTGGAAAACTACGAACTGTTTAAGCAGTACCTGGTTGTGGAGCGTGATGCCAGCGATCCGAACCGCCTGAACACGCTGTTCCCGCCTGACTATGTTAACCAGTTGCGTGTCTTTGCCTTGGTTAACCAGTTCCGTCTTCAGTATTCAGAGGAGTCTGCATAATGGCCCGTATCGGGGGAACCTGTTATTTCAAAATTGACGGTCAGCAGCTATCGCTGACCGGCGGCATTGAGGTGCCCATGAACAGGACGGTCAATGATGACATCATCGGCCTGGACGGTTCAGTGGACCGCAAGGAAACTCACCGTGCGCCCTATGTCAAAGGGACCTTCAAGGTGCCGAAGAATTTTCCGGTGAGCAAAATCACCTCGTCTGATGAGATGACCATCACTGCCGAGCTGGCGAACGGTCAGGTCTATGTACTGTCGTCTGCCTGGCTGCACGGCGAAGCGAACCATAATGCCGAAGAAGGCACGGTCGATCTTGAGTTCCACGGTGAAGAAGGGGATTACCAGTAATGAAAGAGCTTGAGTTAAAGAAACCGATTACCGCTCATGGCGAGACACTCTCCGTACTGGAGTTTGATGAGCCCACCGGGAAAGATGTCCGCGAGCTGGGGTATCCCTACCAGATGAATCAGGATGAGTCCGTCAGACTTCTGGCGCATGTGGTGTCGAAATACATTGTGCGGCTGGCGAAAGTGCCGCAAAACTCTGTCGACCAGATGTCTCCGGCAGACCTGAATGCAGCGGCGTGGCTTGTGGCTGGTTTTTTCCTCCAGGCCTGACGGCTGAATACCTCACTGATCGCTTCTTTGACTGCGCCAGCTACTGGCGCATTAATCCTTTCGAATTGCTGAATATGCCGATCAGTGAAATTCCCTTACTGGTCAGTCAGGCAAACAGGATAGAGCAGGAGAAACGCACACATGGCTGAATTTGAGCTTAAGGCGTTGATCACCGGTGTCGACAGGCTTTCTCCCGCGCTGTCGAAAATGCAAAAGAAAATCCGGGGATTTAAACGCCAGGCGGAAGAAGCGTCACAGGGTGGGCTGGCGCTTGGTGGCGGACTGGCAGCGGGTCTGACGCTTTCCCTGAAATCTTATGCCGATCAGGAAAACGCCGCCACCGGGCTGAAAGTCGCCATGATGGATGCGAACGGCGAGGTTGGAAAGAGCTTTCAGGACATCAATAAACTGGCTATTGGCCTGGGTAACCAGCTACCCGGTACAACGGCTGATTTCCAGAACATGATGCAGATGCTGGTGCGTCAGGGGATCCCGGCAGAAAACATTCTTGGTGGTGTGGGTAAAGCGACAGCTTATCTTGCGGTACAACTGAAAAAAACACCGGAAGCGGCTGCTGAGTTTGCTGCAAAGATGCAGGATGCTACCGGAACTGCGTCAGAAGACATGATGGGGCTGTTCGACACTATCCAGAAGGCGTTTTATCTGGGCGTTGACGATACCAACATGTTGTCCTTCTTCACTAAAACCAGTTCTGTTCTGAAGATGGTGAATAAGGACGGACTTCAGGCTGCACAGAGCCTTGCCCCTATCAGCGTCATGATGGATCAGATGGGGATGAACGGGGAGTCGGCAGGTAATGCCCTGCGAAAAGTTATCCAGTCCGGATTAAGCGTTAAGAAAATCAGGGACGTCAATAAAGTCATGGCCCGCCAGAAACTCGGAGTGCAGCTCGATTTTACTGACGGCAAAGGGAGTTTTGGCGGTCTTGATAACATGTTTAAGCAACTGGCAAAGCTGCGAAAACTGACCGACGTTAAGCGAACAGGTGTACTTAAGGCAATATTTGGTGATGATGCCGAAACCCTTCAGGTGGTCAATGCTCTGATCGATAAAGGAAAGGATGGTTACGATCAGATCCAGCAGAAGATGAATAAACAGGCCAGCCTGAATAAACGTGTTCAGGCACAGCTTGGTACGCTGTCCAACCTGTGGGAGGCAATGACGGGGACCGCAACTAACGGTCTTGCAGCTATTGGCGGCGCATTTTCTGGTGACGCTAAAAATATCACGCAATGGCTGGGGGAGTTGGGGGAAAAATTCACGAAGTTTGCGGATGAAAATCCCCGGGTTATTCGCGGCGTCGTCGGGCTTGCTGCCGGTCTTGCGATTCTGAAACTGGGATTGATGGGCGTGGGCAGTGCCATCAGTATTGTCAGCAGGATCATGTCGATGACGCCGATTGGCATGATTGCGACGGCGATTGCTCTGGCTGCGGGATTAATTATCACTAACTGGGATGTTGTCGGACCTTATTTCAAGAAGCTCTGGGAAACCATTGGTCCTTATTTTGAGGCTGGCCGGGAACTTCTGAAGAAGGTTTTTGCCTGGTCGCCGCTGGGGATGGTGATCAATAACTGGGGACCGGTTGTTAAGTGGTTTCAGGATATGTGGGATAAGCTGAAGCCGATTATTGAATGGTTTACCGGCAGTTCCGGTGACACGGTCGATACCATTAACTCGGCGCAGTGGGGCGCGGGTGCTTATGATGCTTATGGGACGGGAATACCGGCACGGGGATACACTCCTTATCCGGCGGTGGATCCGGCTCAGGCAAACAACGCCTCCGATGCCACAGGCTCGAATCCCTTCATGATTAATAAAGCTACCGCGCCAAAAGTTGATGGTGAGATCAAGGTATCATTTATAAATATGCCACCAGGTATGCGGGTTACGGAAACACGCTCCAGTGGCATTGATATAAATCACGATGTTGGCTATACCCGATTTTGGTAGCCAGGATTCCCCTCACATGTATTGCTGGTTGTAAGTCATAAATAGAGTGATAGAATTAATGCACATTTAGAAAAATGTTAATAGGCGAAAAATGAAAGGCTATATCACAGCAAGTGTAATTCTTGGATCAGCGGCTATTTTTTCATCTCTCATAATCTCTGGCAACATCTCCTTTAAAGATGAACATATTATTCAGTTATCTGGAGGAGCCATAAAACTTGGTGATGTTTATAAAGAAAATAAATTGATAAGTGCAAAGATTATTTTTCCAGATAATCAGGGTGAACAGATTCTTGTTGTCGACGGCAATCCTGAAAACTTTAAGGAGGATTTTCAGGAGAAATTAAATAAAGTAATAAAAACTTTAAATGCGTCAAAGAAAAAAGATGAAGAGAAAGTTAGCCTGGATAATTTAAGTGTTATTGAAGAGTCTAAACTAGAGCTCGTTTCTGCGGTGCGTTACTCTGCTCAGTATGTTCCTATGTTTACTCTGACGCTGGACAAAAAAGAAATTACCATGCCTAAAAATACGGTAATATTTCCATTTGCCAGCGATGAAACAGCTAAGTATTTAAATGAACAACAGCAAAAGTATAAAGATTCGTTGTTTCTGACTCGCTAATTAATAAAATTCATTACAAGGCCACCTTCTAATAGGTGGCTTTTTAATTTTCGGAGTATATATGACGTGGAAAGACAGGCTTCAGGACGCGTCATTTCGCGGCGTGCCGTTTAAGGTTGAAGAAGAAAGTGCGGGAACCGGTCGCCGTGTGGAAACACATGAATACCCGAACCGCGACAAACCCTATACCGAAGACCTGGGGAAAATCACTTTTCGCCCGTCCATCACGGCTTATGTGGTGGGAGATGACTGCTTTGACCAGCGCGATCGCCTGATTGACGCGCTGAATAAACCCGGTCCCGGCACGCTTGTCCACCCGACATACGGTGAGTTGAAAGTCTGTGTTGACGGGGAAGTTCGGGTCAGCACATCGAAGAGTGAAGGGCGTATTGTCCGCTTTGACCTGAAGTTTGTCGAAGCGGGAGATCTCTCTTACCCCACATCAGGCGTGGCGACGGCGCAGACGCTGATGTCATCCTGTTCTGCACTGGATGACTGCATCAGTGACAGCTTCAGCGGTTTCAGTATCGATGGCGTGGCGGATTTTGTGCAGAACGACGTTATCGGTAATGCCAGCACAATGCTTGGGTATGTTTCTGATGCGATGAAAGTGGTGGATTCTGCTGTATCGGATGCCGCCAGGCTGTTGCAGGGGGATATCTCGGTACTTATGCCGCCGCCATCGTCAGGAAAAAATTTCGTTGAGCAGGTGCAGAAAATGTGGCGTACCGGGAAACGCCTTTATGGTAACGCCAGCGACCTGGTCACCATGATCAAAACGCTTTCTGGTGTCAGCCTCGGCAGCGATTTGCAACCGCGCGGCGTCTGGAAAACGGACAGTAAAACCACCGCCACAGCGACGCAGCAGCGTAACATGGTTGCCAGCACCCTTCGTACGACTGCAATCAGCGAAGCGGCGTATGCCGTTACCCGATTGCCTGCGCCAACAACTTCTGCGGTGATGCAGAATGCCGCAGTGGGGCAGTCAACAACACCCGCGCAGAGCTCCGGCTGGCCTGCCGTCACGCATCCGGTGCTGAACAATGCACCGGCGGTGAAAAACACGGTTGACCTGCCAACGTGGGAAGAACTGACCGACATTCGCGACACACTGAATATGGCAATTGATAAGGAGTTGTCCCGTACAACCAGTGATGCGCTGTTTCTGGCGCTGCGCCGGGTGAAAGCAGATCTGAATGCGGATATCAACACGCGCCTTGAACAGTCTGCTCGGATCATTCAGCGCACGCCGGATGAGGTTTTACCCGCGCTGGTGCTGGCGGCGACCTGGTTTGATAACGCGGCGCGTGACGCGGACATTATCCGGCGTAATGCCATTACGCATCCCGGCTTTGTGCCGGTGATCCCTCTGAAGGTGCCAGTGCAATGAACGATAACGTCACGCTACGGGTAAATGGCCGGGAGTGGAATGGCTGGACATCGGTGCGCATCGGTGCCGGTATTGAACGGCTGGCGCGGGATTTCAGCGTGGAGATCACCCGCCAGTGGCCGGGAGATGAGGGTATCACCACGCTTCAGCCGCGCATTAAAAATGGTTCAAAAGTGGAAGTGCTGATTGGTGATGAGCTGGTGATCACCGGCTGGGTGGAGGCGACCCCCGTTCGTTACGATGCCCGTTCGGTCAGCACCGGTATTGCCGGACGTAGTCTGACTGCTGACCTGATTGACTGTGCAGCCGAACCGACACAGTTTAACGGACGATCGCTGGTACAGATTGCGCAGGCGCTTGCTGCGCCTTTCGGCATTGAGGTGGTGAACAGCGATGCGCCGTCGGGTGTTATTCCGGATGTCCAGCCTGATCACGGTGAAACGGTGATCGAGGTGATCAACAAAATACTCGGTCAGCAGCAGGCGCTGGCTTATGACGACCCGCACGGCAGGCTGGTGATTGGTGGTATTGGCTCAACGCGGGCACATACCGCGCTGGTACTTGGGGAAAACATCCTTTCCTGTGATACGGAGAAGAGTATCCGGGAGCGGTTTTCAGTTTACCAGGTGGCGGGGCAGCGTGCCGGAAACGACGATGATTTCGGTGAGGCCACCACCACCGCGCTGCGGGCCCGCACAGAGGATGCATTTATTGCCCGTTACCGTCCGATGTATATCAGGCAGACAGGGCAGGCTACGGGGGCAGGCTGTATTGCGCGTGCTGACTTTGAAGCCCGACAACGGGCGGCGCGGACGGATGAAACCACCTATGTGGTGCAGGGCTGGCGACAGGGTAACGGTACGCTGTGGCAGCCCAACCAGCGGGTGATTGTCTTCGATCCGGTCTGTGGTTTCGACAATACCGAACTGCTTGTCTCGGAAGTCACGTTTACTCAGGACCAGAATGGCACCCTGACGGAAATCCGTGTCGGCCCACCTGATGCTTATCTGCCTGAACCCGAAGCCCCCGGCGCGCGGAAAAAGAAAAAAGCCAGAGTACAGGAGGACCCGTTCTGATGAAGGCGATTGAAACCATACAGCGACAACTCCTCGGCCTGATTGGGCGGGCGGTGGTGAAAAGCATCAGTGCCGCCACGAAATGTCAGACCGTGGATGTGTCCCTGATTGCCGGTGAACCCAAAGCCGGGGTTGAACATCTTGAACCCTACGGTTTTACCGCAAGGGCAAACAGCGGTGCGGAAGCGGTGGTGTTGTTTCCGGATGGTGACCGTTCTCATGCGGTGGTTGTTACGGTGTCGGACCGGCGCTACCGCCTGAAAGGGCTGCAGACGGGTGAGGTGGCTGTCTATGACGATCAGGGGCAGTCCGTGACGCTGACCCGGGAGGGGATCGTGGTGGACGGTGCAGGTAAAACGATCACGTTTCGCAATTCACCTAAAGCACGTTTTGAAATGGACCTGGAAGTGACAGGACAGGTGAAAGACCTGTGCGACTCCAGCGGCACCACCATGTCAGCGATGCGGCTTGCCTATAACGGGCATCGTCACAGAGAGAACGGTCAGGGCAGTAACACCGACAAACCTGATAAAGCGATGGAGGCATGATGGAACTGTGGCTGACGGTGAACGGTAAACGCACCTGCGCCAGCGCACCGCTGGATCCGCTGACCCGCGCCGTGGTGATTTCCCTGTTTACCTGGCGGCGGGCGGAGCCTGATGACAACGCCGACGTCCCGATGGGATGGTGGGGGGATACCTGGCCTGCGGTACAGAATGACCGTTACGGCTCCCGACTGTGGCTGCTTCAGCGCAGCAAACTGACCAATCAGCTGGTGCTGACGGTAAGGGGGTATATCCGCGAATGCCTGCAATGGATGATTGATGACGGCGTGGTGTCCCGTATTGATCTGGATATCCGCCGCACCGGGATTAATGAACTGGGTAACAGTATCACTCTCTGGCGTCGTGACGGACCGGTAATGATTTCTTTTGATGATCTGTGGAGTGCGATAACGCATGGCGGACAGTGAATTTCAGCGCCCGACGCTGGCAGAAAATATCAGTATGCTCCGTAACGATTTATTCGCCAGGCTGGACGTCAGCGACACGCTCCGGCGCATGGATGAAGACGTGCGGGCAAAGGTGTATGCGGCGGCGCTGCATACGGTTTACGGGTACATCGATTATCTGGCAATGAACATGCTGCCTGACCTGTGCGATGAGTTCTGGCTGGCGCGACATGCTGCGATGAAACGGTGTCCGCGCAAGGGGGCCACGGCTGCCAGCGGGTATATGCGCTGGGAAGGTGTCAGCGATGGCCTGAAGGTGACCGCCGGGAGTGTTATTCAGCGCGATGACCTGGTTCAGTATACTGCAACTGCCGATGCAACCAGCTCCGGTGGTGTCCTGCGCGTGCCGATCGCCTGCTCAAATGCAGGCGCGGTCGGTAACGCTGACGACGGTACGGCATTAATCCTGGTCACGCCGGTGAATGGTCTGCCGTCTTCCGGTGTGGCTGACACCCTGACAGGCGGATTTGAAACTGAAGAGCTGGAAACGTGGCGCGCCCGCGTCATTGAGCGGTATTACTGGACGCCGCAGGGCGGGGCTGACGGGGACTATGTCGTCTGGGCTAAAGAAGTGCCCGGCATTACCCGCGCATGGACATACCGTCACTGGATGGGAACGGGAACTGTCGGTGTGATGATTGCCAGCAGTGACCTGATTAATCCCATTCCGGAAGAATCAACGGAAACGGCGGCAAGACAACATATCGGGCCACTGGCCCCGGTGGCAGGCTCTGATTTGTATGTGTTCAGGCCGGTGGCACATACGGTGGATTTTCATATCCGCGTGACGCCGGACACACCGGAAATACGGGCTGCCATCACCGCGGAGTTGCGTTCGTTCCTGCTGCGTGATGGTTATCCGCAGGGAGAACTGAAGGTATCGCGTATCAGTGAGGCGATTTCCGGTGCGAACGGGGAATACAGCCATCAGTTGCTTGCACCGGCAGACGATATCTCCATTGCAAAAAATGAACTGGCGGTACTGGGGACGATTTCATGGACGTGACAAACGATGATTACATCCGCCTGTTATCGGCACTGTTGCCGCCCGGTCCGGCGTGGTCAGCCAGCGATCCGGCGATTGCCGGTGCGGCACCGTCATTAACCCGTGTTCATCAGCGTGCGGATGCCCTGATGCGGGAGCTGGATCCGCGCACCACCACTGAACTGATAAACCGCTGGGAGCGTCTGTGCGGTCTGCCGGATGAATGTATTCCGGCGGGAACGCAGACCCTTCGCCAGCGTCAGCAACGGCTGGATGCGAAGGTTAACCTGGCGGGCGGCATCAACGAGGATTTTTATCTTGCACAGCTTGCTGCCCTGGGCAGACCAGATGCCACCATCACGCGATACGACAAAAGCACGTTCACCTGCTCATCGGCCTGTACTGACGCGGTGAATGCGCCGGAATGGCGGTATTACTGGCAGGTCAACATGCCAACCACCACCAACACCACCTGGATGACATGTGGCGATCCCTGTGATTCCGCACTGCGTATCTGGGGTGACACCGTTGTCGAGTGTGTGCTTAACAAACTCTGCCCGTCGCATACCTACGTAATTTTTAAATATCCGGAGTAATCCATGCATCGTATAGACACGAAAACCGCGCAGAAGGATAAGTTCGGCGCGGGTAAGAACGGTTTTACCCGTGGTAACCCCCAGACTGGTACGCCTGCCACCGATCTGGATGATGACTACTTTGACATGTTGCAGGAGGAGCTTTGCAGCGTTGTGGAGGCATCCGGTGCCAGCCTGGAGAAGGGGCGGCATGACCAGCTGCTTACCGCGCTTCATGCGCTGCTGTTAAGCCGCAAGAATCCGTTTGGCGATATCAAATCGGATGGCACGGTGAAAACGGCTCTCGAAAACCTTGGTTTGGGGTTGGGTTCGGCATTACCCGTTGGCGTACCTGTTCCGTGGCCTTTGACCACACCGCCAACAGGCTGGATGAAATGCAACGGTTCCAGATTTAGCCTGACAGGTTACCCCGCGCTTGCCGCTGTGTTCCCTTCTGGTGTGCTTCCAGACCTGCGCGGTGAGTTTATCCGAGGATGGGATGATGGGCGCGGTGTCGATGCTGGCCGTGCAATAATGACAACGCAAGAGGATGCCATCCAAAATATTACCGGCGAAGTTGGTTTTATTCAGTATTTTGGCGAAACGCATCATTCTGGCGCGCTGTTTCCCGGTGGTGCTCAAAACATCACCAACGTAGATCCGGGCGGTGATACTAGAGCTCAAAGTGTGTTCTTTGATGCGTCAAGATCTGTACGAACCGCATCAGAAAACCGTCCGCGTAACATCGCGTTTAACTACATTGTAAGGGCAGCATGATGACCGTAAACGAAATCACTTTAGACGAAAATGGATTTGCCACGGAAGCTGGCTTTATTACCGTTTACAACTACAACGGCGAAACGCGGGAGTATATTTCTTCATCACTTGAATTCCTGCCTTTTGGTGTTGGCGTTCCTGCTCATTCCACAACTGAGGCACCAGGAGAAAGCAAGGCCGGTTTTGCCATCCGCAGGACCGCTGATTTGACTGGCTGGGAGCTTGCGCCAGACCATCGCGGCGAAACTGTTTACAGCACGACCAATGGCAAACCTGTAACTGTTTCACAGTTGGGCGAATACCCGGAAGGAACCACCGTCAAAGCGCCTTCTACGCAATACGACAAATGGGATGGCAAAAAATGGGTGACTGATAGCGATGAACAGCATCGCGCCGCAGTAGAAGCGGCAGAAGCACAGCGCCAGTCGCTGATTGATGCTGCAATGGCTTCCATCAGTCTGATTCAACTGAAATTACAGGCCGGGCGGAAGCTGACGCAGCCAGAAAACACCCGACTTAACGCTGTGCTGGATTATATTGACGCGGTGACGGCAACAGATACCAGCACAGCGCCGGATGTCATCTGGCCTGAACTGCCGGAGGCGTAGGCCATTCAATATCTGGCACACTGGAGGTATCAACCAGCTCCAGTGCGTCCAGATAATCCAGCCACGAATTATATTGCGCCAGTTCCTCGCCTTTCAGACGACCAATAGCGGCTTTACCGGGCCATTGTTTACTGTTCATGTATTCGTTGGCCTGATTAATTAATAGCTGTCTTTTTGACTCAGAAATTTCAATAAGTTCTTCATGCGTGGGTGAAGGAATATCTGCCCACGCAGGCATTCCGTCTGCACCTGCAATACGTCGCTTACCCTGCGGAGGTGTCGCCATAAACGACTCGGCACGTCGGGTTTCAATATCTTTTGCATCATCAGGCCATGTGCCGGAATCGCGGTATACGGCCTCATTACCAGCCAGATAAAACGCATTTTTTTTAGCACTGTATTTGTACATATTATTTCCCTACCGCAATCCAGAAAAATGAACTCATGCTGGCTACTGGTGCTCCGCCCGCTGTTGGAATCATCAGATTTCGGACGCCGCATCCTAAATTAGTTATCGTTGGCGCTGAAATTACTGGCGACTGAACTACGTTAGGAAGCGATGCCTGCTGAGGACCAAATCCCACATACATCGGGTATGCAGAGAACGCGACAGGAAACGTAATAAAGATCTCTCCAGTTGATGATGGATTGGCTGTCCCCCACTGAATAATCAGACCTGACGGTAATTTTTGCCAGCCATGGCTGGTCAGGCTGGATGTGAAGTCATTCATATCCGGAATCTGATTTGCCCCTGAGCCAACATCCCTTTGAGCCGCACTTTTCAGATCAAGATAAGTTCTTAGTTCAGCCTTATCCTTACCGCTTAAATCTGTCAGTGTCTGGTCTTTTGGTTGCGCATAGTCTTTTGTTGCCAGACGAACTACTGTATTTGTTCTGGCGAATCGCATATACGGGGCATTGACGTTACTACTGTCAAACCCTGCAATTTTACATTCATCACCAATTAATGCATCTCCCAAACCAACGTTTATGAAAATGCAGAAATAACGAGCAAATGGCATCATTCCTGCTTTTGTCAGGGAGATCTACCATGCTTATTGGCTATGTACGTGTGTCAACAAATGACCAGAACACAGATCTACAACGTAATGCGCTGAACTGTGCAGGATGCGAGCTGATTTTTGAAGACAAGATAAGCGGTACAAAGTCCGAAAGGCCGGGACTGAAAAAACTGCTCAGGACATTATCGGCAGGTGATACGCTGGTGGTCTGGAAACTGGACCGACTGGGGCGCAGTATGCGGCATCTTGTCGTGCTGGTGGAGGAGTTGCGCGAACGAGGCATCAACTTTCGTAGTCTGACGGATTCAATTGATACCAGTACCCCAATGGGGCGCTTTTTCTTTCATGTGATGGGTGCCCTGGCTGAAATGGAGCGTGAACTGATTGTTGAAAGAACAAAAGCTGGACTGGAAGCTGCTCGCGCACAGGGACGAATTGGTGGACGTCGTCCCAAACTTACACCAGAACAATGGGAACAGGCCGGACGATTAATTGCATCAGGCGTTCCTCGCCAGAAGGTGGCGATTATCTATGATGTTGGTGTGTCAACTTTGTATAAGAGGTTTCCTGCAGGGGATAAATAAAGTTAAAGACACTTTGTGTACAAAAGAAAGTAAAACAACAGCAACTTGTTGCAATTTTATCAATAAAAGTAGTATTGTCGTGAAAAATTGATTAAAGATTAATATTATGCATGTTTTTGATAATAATGGAATTGAACTGAAAGCTGAGTGTTCGATAGGTGAAGAGGATGGTGTTTATGGTCTAATCCTTGAGTCGTGGGGGCCGGGTGACAGAAACAAAGATTACAATATCGCTCTTGATTATATCATTGAACGGTTGGTTGATTCTGGTGTATACCAAGTCGTAGTATATCTGGCGTCATCATCAGTCAGAAAACATATGCATTCTTTGGATGAAAGAAAAATCCATCCTGGTGAATATTTTACTTTGATTGGTAATAGCCCCCGCGATATACGCTTGAAGATGTGTGGTTATCAGGCTTATTTTAGTCGTGCGGGGAGAAAGGAAATTCCTTCCGGCAATAGAACGAAACGAATATTGATAAATGTTCCAAGTATTTATAGTGGCAGTTTTTGGGCGTCTATAATACGTGGAGAACTATCAGAGCTTTCACAGCCTACAGATGATGAATCGCTTCTGAATATGAGGGTTAGTAAATTAATTAAGAAAACGTTGAGTCAACCCGAGGGCTCCAGGAAACCAGTTGAGGTAGAAAGACTACAAAAAGTTTATGTCCGAGACCCGATGGTAAAAGCTTGGATTTTACAGCAAAGTAAAGGTATATGTGAAAACTGTGGTAAAAATGCTCCGTTTTATTTAAATGATGGAAACCCATATTTGGAAGTGCATCATGTAATTCCCCTGTCTTCAGGTGGTGCTGATACAACAGATAACTGTGTTGCCCTTTGTCCGAATTGCCATAGAGAATTGCACTATAGTAAAAATGCAAAAGAACTAATCGAGATGCTTTACGTTAATATAAACCGATTACAGAAATAAAATTATTTATTAAAGTCACATTTAAGACGTAATATCCTACAGGGTAAAAATTTTCTCTGATCTTAACTTCTGCAAATGTTAACTGCTATTTTTATGCTAAAAATGGTTATCAAAACTCAAAAACACATGTTTATAATCAATGAGTTATAGAAATGCTAAGGGCTAATGAGTTATATGCAAATTAGTAAAATTATGTTGCTATGTCAAATAGTTACGATTTAGTCATCTAACTAATGCTGCGCCATATGGGTTGGACTGAAGCGGCTGACCTGATTGTTAAAGGTATGGAAGGCGCAATCAATGCCAAGACCGTAACTTATGACTTCGAACGTCTGATGGAAGGCGCTAAGCTGCTGAAATGTTCAGAGTTTGGTGAAGCGATCATCGAAAACATGTAATCTCTCCATGTGTTAAATATTGAAACGGGCGTATAACACGCCCGTTGTTTTATTTATGTGGATATTATTAATAGCATATCGAGCATATTTATATGAAGCCCATTACTTGAGCCCATATGGGCATATTTTTATAATGCAACTATTATGTAAACATTTATTTGTTATTTTGCTTTCTCCTGGAGGACACTCTTGACTGCTTTTGAGTAAACTCCATAAATCCTTGTTGAATGGTGCGATGTGATAAATAGTAATAGGATATTCTTTATCCTTAAGGATAATACCAGACTTAACCGGTGTAAATATACTGCCAGGAGGGAGAAATATAGTAGATTGATACCAGATGATCATTTTCATATTACCCCATATGGCTGAAAAAGATATACCACATGTAGGTTGAATTACCGTGTCAATTACTATCCACTTCATTTGTTATGTCTTATCCCACGGTATTTAATATGGTTCATTAGGATGTTTGTTTCTTGATTTTGCATATGAGTATATTACCCCCCCCCTCAAAAAAATAAATTAATTAAAATGATGGCTTATATAAAATAAAATTTAAAGCAAGGAATCTCAATGGATGTTAAACAAAATGAGATTTTGTGAAAGCAATAAATTATTGACTTCGTTTTAGATTTGTTTAGCTATAATGTTATACATTCAAATGACTGAACATCCTGTAATTAAAACATAGCCTTTATGCTACTTTGTGCCAATTTGCTAAACATTATGGTTGCCTTTTTATATAACGATAATAATGAATATAAGCATGACATGAGAATAAGGTTTCAATTTTTGAGTTATATAGGAATGATTTAACCTGTTCCTGGCTAAAATACATATAACCGGATGATGACTAAACCAAAATACATGTGCGTTAAGTATTGAAACGGACGTGTGGCACGGCCGTTGTTTTTATAAATATGTTAACCGTTATAAAATAACGTATCAAAAGTCAAGTGATCACATTTCAAATATCAAGTTGATAGTATTAGTCTGGTGATTATTTATGGGTGACAATAAAAAGACAGTATTAATCATCCATAGAGATAGTCTCTGCACTTTTATTTCCATTATGCTAATGCCTTACTGAATTATGAAGCATTTCTTAAGTATCCAACTTTAGCTAGATTAATGGTTTATTATTTTCTACATCTTCAATATATAAAAGCGTATTATCAATGGCGTAGTAACTGCGTTTGTTATGATTAACATCAGTAACCCACCGGAAAACGCCCGCGCCTGCCAGTGTTGAACAGTATTCCCGAAATGTAGATTTTCCGCAAATATGAAGCAATGCGGCCTCTTTTATTTTAGCAGGGTTCTTGGTCGTACTAACTTTTAACAGGTTCCTGGTTCCTCTTAATAACAAAACCGTATCATCGTGAGTAATAATTCTGATGTTATCCGTAGCCAGATAATAAATGTAATGTGCAATACGGTGATGTTTTAATTCTGAATAAAACCAGGAGAAGTTTTGCTCTTTTCTCACTTGCTCAAACATCTTTTGAAAAACAACGACCTGATCCAT